CAGAGCAAGAGGGAGCTTCTTCAGACATCAATGTATTCAATCGTACCTATGAATGGTACACCTCTGGTCCGAGACAGCGTTTACAACCGAATGGTTCTATCGTTGTGGTCATGACTAGATGGCACAACAAAGATTTAACAGGTCAAGTAGTCGATGCTAGTTTAAAGCGTGGCGGTGCTGACCAGTGGGAAGTCATAGAGCTTCCTGCAATTATGCCTTCTGGAAACCCCTTGTGGGCAGAGTTCTGGAAGATGGAAGAGTTACAGGCTTTGAAAGCCGAGCTACCCAACAGTAAGTGGATGGCTCAATATCAACAAGACCCTACCTCAGAGGAAGGAGCTTTGGTTAAACGAGAGTGGTGGCAAGTGTGGGAAAACAGAGAACCACCTGACTGTGAGTTTATTATCCAGTCATGGGATACAGCTTTCATGAAAAATCAAAGAGCTGACTTTTCTGCGTGTACTACATGGGGAGTATTCTATAAAGAAGATGACGATGGGATGATTTCTCCTTTTGTTATTTTGTTAGATGCTTACAAAGAACGACTAGAGTTTCCTGATCTTAAAAGAAGAGCCATGGAAAAATACAACGAATACAAGCCAGATGCCTTTATTGTAGAAGCTAAGGCTGCTGGTATGCCCTTAATATTTGAATTACGAGCTATGGGTATACCTGTACAAGAATACACTCCTAGCAGAGGTAACGATAAAATTTCAAGAGTTAATGCAGTCTCTGATCTTTTTGCTTCAGGAGTTATTTATGCTCCTTCAACAAGATGGGCAGAAGAAGTAGTAGAAGAATTTGCAGGTTTCCCTAATATGGAACATGACGATTTAGTTGATAGCTCTACGCAAGCTCTGTTAAGATTCAGACAAGGTGGTTTTATTCCATTACACTCAGACGAAGAGGATGAGCCTTTGGAACATAATCGTACCGCAAATTATTATTAGGAGATTGAATTGGCTATAGAAAGACAACCAGCTACGCCTATAGAAGGAACAATAGAACAAGACCCTCAAGAACAAGGATTAAGTATTGCTATAGAGAACCCAGACTCAGTAGCCATTGAAACCGAAGATGGTGGAATGATTATAGATTTTGATCCTAATGCCAAAGAAATAGGCGATGTAGAATTTGATTCTAACTTAGCTGAACACATAGAAGATGATGTCTTACAAGAGCTAGGCTCTAAACTTGTTGGCGACTACACTGGAGACAAAGACTCAAGATCAGATTGGGAAGAAACATACACAAAAGGTTTAGATCAACTTGGACTCAAGATAGAAGAAAGAACAACTCCTTGGGCAGGAGCTTGTGGTGTATTTCATCCAATGCTTAGTGAAGCAGTTATACGCTTTCAATCCCAATCAATTACAGAAATGTTTCCTGCTGCTGGACCAGTTAGAACTAAGATAGTAGGAAAGATTACAGAAGAAAAAGAAAAACAATCGCAGAGAGTAGAAGATTACTTAAACTACTTACTGACACATGAGATGTCAGAGTACAGAACTGAAACAGAAAAGATGTTATTTTCCTTGCCATTGGCAGGTTCTGCGTTTAGAAAAGTTTATTTTGATCCTAGCTTAGATAGACCTAGTTCTATCTTTGTACCAGCAGAAGATGTTGTAGTGAACTACGGAGCAAGTGATTTAGAAACTTGTGAAAGAGCTACTCATGTTATGCGTAAATCTTCTAACACAGTTAGAAAGATGCAGTTCAATGGTTTCTATAAAGACATAGATATACCTGATGGGTCACAGAAAAATTCTGATATTACTAAGAAGTACAATGAAATTACAGGTGAGTCCAATACTTACAACTACGATCAAAATCATACAATATTAGAAATGCAGGTAGATTTAGACCTCGAAGGGTTTGAAGATACAGATGAGAACGGAGAAGAAACAGGCATAGCAATACCTTATGTTGTTACCATTGATTTTCCAAGTGGCATTATTCTTAGCATAAGAAGAAACTACTACGAAGATGATGCAAAGAAAATTAGAAGAATGCACTTTGTTCATTACCAATACCTACCAGGATTAGGTTTCTATGGGTTTGGTTTGATACACATGGTAGGTGGATTAGCTAAATCAGCTACATCTATACTAAGACAATTGGTTGATGCAGGTACTTTAAGTAATTTACCTGGTGGTTTAAAAGCAAGAGGATTGCGTATTAAAGGAGATGACACTCCTATAATGCCTGGTGAGTTTAGAGATGTTGATGTACCAGGTGGTGCTATTAGAGACAACATTACATTCTTACCATACAAAGAACCATCGTCTACATTGTTTGCCTTGTTAGGAAACATAGTAGAAGAAGGCAGAAGGTTTGCCAGTATGTCTGATATGAAAGTATCTGATATGAGCAACAATGCACCTGTTGGAACTACACTAGCATTGCTAGAAAGAAATCAAAAAGTTATGAGTGCTGTTCAATCTAGACTCCACGCTTCTATGCGTAAAGAGTTTAATATCTTAGTTGGTATCGTTAAAGATTTTACAGACCCTTCCTATCCATATGAGACAGATGAAGGAGAAGATATTAAAACAGAGGATTTTGATAACAGAGTAGATGTACTACCAGTATCTGATCCTAACGCAGCAACAATGGCTCAAAGAATTATGCAATATCAAGCTGCAATGCAGTTAGCTCAATCAGCTCCTGATATGTATAACTTGCCTGAACTGCACAGACAAATGCTTGGTGTATTAGGCATTGAAGATGTAGAAAATATTATTCCAGATACAGATGATGTCAAACCAGTTGACCCAGTTACTGCAGTGCAGAACATTATTAATGGCAAACCTGTTAAAGCATTTATTGATCAAGATCATCAGGCACATATTGCTGTCGTTACATCAGCACAACAAGACCCAGAGATACAACAGCTAGTAGGGCAAAGTCCAAATGCTCCTTCTATCCTTGCTTCTGGTTCAGCTTACATTAATGAACATTTATCTATGCAGTATAGAAAGAAAGTTGAAGAAGAGATGGGCGTAGAGTTACCAGCAGAAGGTGAACCTTTACCAGCAGATGTTGAGAAGCGTATATCAAGCCTTGTAGCAGAAGCAGCCAAAAGAGTATTAGGTACTTCACAAGCTCAAGCTGAACAGCAGAGAGTACAAGAACAACAAAAAGACCCACTCATACAAGCCAAAGAAAGAGAAGTAGCAATCAAAGAAGAAACAGCAAAATCTAAAATAGAAATAGATGAAGGTAGATTAATGCTTGATACTGCAAAAGCTAAAGTAAATAAAGAACTACAAGAAGCAAGAATTAAACAAGAAGGCGAAATTGCTGGTGCTAAAATAGGACAGCAAGTTGCTAGTGATCTGCTATCAAAAGAAGCAGATGAAAAAAAAGAAGCATCAAAAGATTTTAAAATTGGTATTGACATTGCCAAGGATATGTTAAAAGATAGCGATTAGTATGTTAAATGAAATCACAGAGCTATCACTTTCAGAACATCTGAAATTAAAATTGCGTTCTATGATGAATGAACACGCTGATCATATTGCTACAGGAGCTTGTAAAGACTTCTCCGAGTATCAAAAGATGATTGGAATTATCGAGGGTATTGCCCTTGCAGAACGAGAACTACTGGATTATGTAGAAAAAGTTTTAACATTATAGGAACTCGACTCCTAAAGTCGTGCAAAATATGAGTAAAAAAGAAAAAGTCAGTATCCCAGAACCAGAGAGTGTTGATACTCCTGTGGTAGCTGAGGATGTCAAAAGCCAACTACCAGAACCTAAAGGTTGGAAAATTCTTATAGCAATGCCTAAGATAGATGAAAAGACCGATGGCGGTATCATTAAGGCATCTACGACTGTAAGAGATGAAGAAGTTAGTAACATTTGTGGTTATGTCCTTAAATTAGGAAACGAGTGTTACCAAGATACTAAAAGATTCCCAAGTGGTCCTTGGTGCAAAGAAAGTGATTGGGTTGTATTTCGTGCTTATTCAGGCACTCGCATAAAAATGTATGGACAAGAATTTCGTTTAATAAATGATGACACTGTGGAAGCGGTGGTCGATGATCCAACAGGAGTAGTAAGAGCATGAGTAAAGCAGAAATAATTAATGAAGAGCCTAACTTTGAAGGTGTTGTTCCACAAACACAAGAAGATCAATTCTTTGGAAAACAAACTGAAATTGATAATAACATTCCAGATGACTTGGAAGTTACTATTATTGATGACACCCCTGAAGCAGACCAAGGCAGAAAACCAAAAGCTGAAAATGCTCCAGTAGAAGTTGATGACGATGTTGTAGACAAAGAGATAGCTGATTACAGCAAAAGAGCTGCTGATCGCATAGCTAAAATTAAATACGAGTATCACGAAGAACGCAGAGCAAAAGAAGCAGCAACAAGAGAGTCTACAGAAGCTGTAACAAGGCTTCAAACTATGATGTCTGAAAACCAAAGGCTACAAGCAATGGTTGAACAAGGCGGAGAAGTATTAAACAAACAAGCACATAACAATGCTTTGTGGGCAAAACAAAGTGCTAATGCTGAATTTAAGAAAGCCTACGAAGAAGGCGATGCTGATGGAATGACTAAAGCACAAGAGATGATAGCTAAAGCTACTCTTGCAGAGCAACAGTCCTCAAGCATGGCACAGAATGTACAACAACAAGTTGTTAGCAAAATGCCTGTACAACAACCTGTACAACAAAAACAAGAGCTAGACCCTGAAATGAAAGCATGGTCAAGCAAGAATCCTTGGTTTATGAGCACAGTTGATGAACATCAAGAGATGACCTCATACGCTTTAACCATTGATAAAAGACTTCGCAACAAAGGATTACTTCCTGAAAAAGATGCAAGTCAATATTACGCAGAAGTAGATCAAAATATGCGTAAAGAATATCCAAATTTTTTTGGTGTTCAAGTAGAAGAGACTACAGAAGTAGTTCACGAAACTGGAACACAAAAACGACAACCTTCAACAGTTGTTGCATCCGCCACGAGGGATAGCGGAAATAAGAAACCCTCGCAAATCCGTCTGACTCAGACTCAAGTTAAACTAGCACGACAACTTGGCATAAGTCCTGAGCAGTATGCAAACCAATTATTAAAGGAGATTTAATATGTCAGATAAAGAAATTAGTAATAACACTAAGGAAGTTAAGACTGACTCTCCTATAGAACAAGTGCGTACTCCAAGGAGTATAGAAAGTCGAGAAATCGATCAAAGACCAATGAGTTGGGATACGGCAGGTAATCTTCCAGAACCTGATCCTCAAGAAGGATTAGTATTCAGATGGATTAGAACTACCCTATTAGGGCAAAGTGATAATCCGAATGTTTCTAGAAGAATGCGTGAGGGGTGGAAACCTGTTGCACTTGAAGATCATCCAGAACTTCAAATACATATGCAAGATCATAACTCAGAATGGGCA